TACCCAGTAACACAGAAGCTACTATTTTCTCAAGAAATGGTAGTGGATTTAAATCTCAAGGTATGTTGGAAAGTGTTGGTAGTAACATTTATGGAAATAGAGATCCAATCACGACATATACTTCGGTAATCAAGGGTATTCCTATTAACGGAAATCTTATTCCTTGTCCTTACTATATGCCAGATGATTTTGTTCTGATTGATTTTAATTTACCTACATCAGAACAAGTTATTAGACAAGGGGATACGATTACTATCAGTGGTAGTGAAATTTATACTGTTATTACTGGTTCTTATAATCAGTATGGTGAAACTGCTGGTATTCTATTCTGTGCGAGGACTACCTGATGGCAGATTTTACTACATCAAACACAACAGCAGTTGTTGGATTTGCCACAACTTCTTTAGTTGGAGTAAATACTACATATACCATAGACCATTATGTACCATCTAATTCTCATAGAAACATATCTTTTACAGAAACAAGACCTGGATGGTTAACTGGTAGAAGACCATCACAGGGTCAGTTGTTCCCAAGAGGTGTGTATAACAAGTAGGTTAGATAAAACAATTTCATTTTGGATTCACTAAATAAATAAAAAGTTCCAAAAAATGGCTGCAATTATAACTGATCAGATTAGGATATTAAACGCGAAAAATTTTGTATCTGGAGTTAGTACTTCTACTAATTCTTATTATTCTTTTATTGGGTTGCCTAATCCCACCGAGATCCAATCTGACTGGGATACAAATCCCCCAGCACCTAGAGATAGTTTTAATGAAGAGAATGATATTTGGGATACTACTATCGCTCTGAAAAAAATCAACTCTAGTGATGCTAGACAAGTAATTCAGAAAAGAACGTGGATTTCTGGAACAACTTATGATATGTATCGACATGATTATAGTAGATCTAATCCAGCGGCTGTAAGTGGATCTACTAATTTATATTCTGCTAGTTTCTTTGTAATGAATAGCGAATATAGAGTATATGAATGTCTTCAAAATGGAACTAATCCAGAAAATCCAAATGGCAAACCATCTTTGGATGAACCCCTATTTACTGATTTAGAACCAAAATTCGCAGGAACTAGTGGTGACGGTTATATTTGGAAGTATTTGTATACTATCAAACCTGGCGAACTTGTAAAATTTGAGTCTACTGATTTTATACCAGTTCCTTTAGATTGGCAGAATAGTACCGATAATCAAGTTGTTAGAGATAATGCAGTAGATGGATCGATTAAAATTGTAACTATTACCAATAGGGGAGTTGCTGTTGGTGACGCAAATAAGACTTATACTAGAGTTCCAATCAAAGGTGATGGTGTCGGAGCAGAATGTACTATTGTGGTTGACAATGATCAACAAATAGAGTCAATAACGATATCCAATCAAGGTTCTGGATATACTTATGGCAATATTGACCTAGAATCTGGCAATGTTCCAACAGGAACTACTAGTCCAACTTTTGACGTAATTATTTCACCCAAGGGAGGACATGGTGCAGATATTTACAGAGAACTTGGTGCTACTAACGTTTTAATGTATTCTAGAATTGAAAATGATAATGAAAATCCAGATTTTATAACTGGCAATCAGATTGCAAGGATTGGTATTTTTGAAAACCCACAATCCTTTGGAACCAACACTATACTTACTTTAGATAAAGCAAGTTGTTTGGGTGCAATAAGACTTACTGGAGTTGGATATAGTTCTGCTACATTCGCAACAGATTCCCATATAACACAAACTATTTCATCTGGAACTACTGCTATTGGAAGAGTTGTTAGTTATGATCAGACGACAGGAGTATTGAAATATTGGCAGGATAGAAGTTTAGCAGGATTTAACACTGTAGGAACTGCACAAACCAATCCAACGTATGGATATCAACTACAAGCATTTACTAGCAATCCTACAGCAGGTGGTAGTATAATTATTGATGGTGGATCAGTGAATTTATCTATTAGTACTTCATTTGTAGGTGTATCAACCGTAATAAATAATAGAACATATTACCTAGGTCAGTCTTTTACAAATGGATTGTCTGATCCAGAAGTCAAAAAACATTCTGGAAATTTAATTTATGTTGATAATAGACCTTCGATCACTAGGTCGCCAAATCAAAAAGAAGATATTAAAGTCATTTTGCAGTTTTAAAGAATTATGTCTCAGCAAACAAATTTAAACGTAGCTCCGTATTTTGATGATTTTGATGCAAATGATGATTATTATAAGATTTTATTTAAACCCGGATACCCTATACAGGCAAGAGAATTAACTGGTTTGCAATCATTAATGCAAAACCAGATTGAGAAATTTGGTCAGCATTTTTTCAAAGAGGGTGCTAAGGTAATTCCCGGCAATACCAGTTATAATCCAGCATATAGTGCAGTTGAATTAAATAATAATTTCTTAGGAGTCCCTGTCTCTGCATATGCAGAAAGTTTAGTTGGGATGACTATTAATGGAGAATCGTCAGGAGTTACTGCTATAGTTGATAGTGTATTATTGCCTTCAGATTCTGAAAGGGGAAATTTAACTCTTTATATTAACTATATTGGGTCAAATACTCAAGATAATGAATCTGAAACTTTTTCTGATGGTGAAAATTTAACATCAAATGCTGCAATTGATACTACATTACTTGGAAATGCTAATATTGAAGCAGGATCACCCTTTGCATCTACTATCTCCAGCGATGCAGCTTCTGTTGGAACAAATTTCACCGTTCTAGAGGGTGTTTATTTTTTCAGAGGTCAATTTGTTAATATAAAAGAAGAAAAATTAATATTATCCCAATATGATACCAATACCAATGCAAGAGTTGGATTTTTTATTAGTGAAGAAATTATCAACTCAGATTTGGATGAAAGTTTAACTGATAATTCTCAAGGATATAATAATTATGCTGCTCCAGGAGCAGATAGAATGAAGATTACTGTAAGATTATTTAAAAAAGATCTTACAGATTTTGATGATACTAATTTTGTTGAACTTGCTAAAATCCAAGATGGCAACATAAGAATACAACCATTAACGACTGATAAGAGTATTCTTGCAGATGAATTGGCAAAGAGAACATATGAAGAGTCTGGTGATTATACTATTTCACCCTTTGAAGTAGCAGTTAAGGATTCTTTGAATGATAATGTAGGAAATGGTGGAATTTATAAGGAAGGTCAATTTACATATACGGGATCAACTCCCGATCCAAATTTAGCATTATATAAAATTTCTTCTGGTAAAGCATTTGTAAAAGGATATAGAGTTGAAACCAATGGTACAGTTTACTTAGATGCAGATAAACCCAGAACAACTAAAACTTTAAAAGATCAGTCTATTGTTTATAATACTGGACCAACTTTTGCCCTAAACAATGTTTATGGATCTCCTAAAATTGGAATTGGCAACACATTTGTATTAAGTTTAAGGAATCAGAGAGTTGGTTCTGCCGCAACTATTGCTGCTGGAAGTGAAATTGGCGTAGCAAGAGTATATGACTATAGATTAGAATCTGGATCTTATAGTCTTACTAATCAAAACTTAAATAATTGGGGAATTGGTCTATATGATGTTCAATATACAACTGACGTAACTCTCAATTATCCAGTTACTTTGAGCACTCCTGTTCATATTAAAGGAAAAAACAGTGGTGCTACAGGTTATCTTTTAAATGATGTAAGTGATTCAAAAAGTATTAAAATTTACAATACTGAAGGATCTTTTATTCTAAATGAATCTTTTATTTTTAATGGACAACCGGTAGGATATGTTGGTGCGGCAATAACTGCCAATAATTCATCAAATGTCAAGTCTGTTCATGGGGTTGTTGGTACAGCAGTATCATTTTCTGCCGATATAATTCAATCTGATAGATATATTATTGGTATTGCTACAGTTAGTGCAGTTGATGCTGGAACTGGAATAAGTACAGTAACTAGTTTAAATCCAATTTTCCCGGGAAACCTAGTAAAAGAGAATGATATTATCAAATATACTGATGTCTCTTTGGGAAATCCAGTATTTGCAAGAGTTACTGAAGTTGGAAAGAATTCTGTAGAAGTTGATCAAGTAGAAACTGTTGTAGGAATTACTTCTTCAACATTACCCGCATCACAATTGGACATTACAGATTTGACTGTAGTAGCATCTTATCTTGACACTTCTACAGACAATACTCTTTATACACAACTTCCAAAGAATAATATTTCGGATGTTGATTTAACATCATCAACATTGACCATTAGAAAACAATATACTGTAAATATTGTAAATAATCAGTTATCAGTTGCTGTAAGTGCAGGAACTGGTGAAGTATTCTTACCTTTTGATGAAGAAAGATATTCTCTTGCAAGAAGTGATGGTTCGTATGAAACATTAACTTCTGATATGTTTGCTCTTATTGGTGGAGGAGAACAACTACAAATTAATGGTTTAGGTGCAAATGATACTGGTGCCATACTTATTTCTACGTTGAGAAAATCAAATCCAAAGGCAAAGAGTAAGAAAAAGAATAGAGTTAACTCTATCGTTATAAGTGCATCCAAAAATGCTGGATCTGGTATTGGAGCAACTACTTTAGATGATGGATTGGATTATGGCACATATCCATTTGGAACTAGAGTTCAAGATAGTCATATTTGCTTGAACGTCCCAGATATTGTTGATGTTCTTGCAATTTACGAATCTGCGAATACAAGTGATCCAACTCCACCAAAAGTTATTTTAAATTCAATAGTAACTCCTTCTGGTACAACATCAGAAATGATTATTGGAGAGGAGATTCGTGGAGAATCTAGTGGTGCGTGTGCAATAATTGCAGAAAAAATATCTTCAGATCAAGTTTCATTTATATACAAAAATAAAAAGACCTTTATTGAAGGGGAAACAATTATTTCATATGAATCTGATGCAACTGCTATTGCTCAAACATTAAGTGCAGATAGTTTTGATGTTTCTACCAATTATTCATATAGAACTGGACAAAAAGGTACTTTCTATGATTATGGAACCATTATAAGAAAAGATAATATCCAAGAGGCTACTAAGAGACTTGTAGTTTACTATTCGTCGGGATATTATGAATCTTCTGATGATGGAGATATCACAATTACAAATTCATATTCTCAAGGATTTGATTATTCTAATGAGATTAGGAGTATAAACCGTATCAGAAATACTGATATAGTTGATATTAGACCAAGAGTTTCTAATTTTATTCCATTATCAACTTCAACTAGGTCTCCTTTTGAATTCCATGGAAGATCCTTTGATGCTTCAGGAAATTCTTCTGCTAATATTTTAGCATCTGATGAAAGCATTCAGGTTACTTTCTCATTCTTCCTTGGAAGAATTGATAGAATATTCATAACGAAAGATGGTCAGTTCCAAGTTAAATATGGAACTCCTGCAGAGAGACCAGAAAAACCTATAGTAGTTGATGATGCTTTAGAAATTGCGTCTGTTCAATTACCACCATATCTTTTTAAGACTACTGACGCTCAAATTGAATTCTTGGATCATAAGAGATACAAGATGGCAGATATTAGAAAACTTGAAGGTAGAATTAAGAGTTTAGAGTATTACACTGCACTTTCATTGCTTGAAACAAATACTGCAAACTTATTTGTTCCAGATAGTGAGGGTCTATCAAGGTTTAAGTCTGGGTTCTTTGTAGATAACTTTACAACATTTTTAGCACAAGAATCATCGGTATTATATAAGAATAGTATTGATATAAAGAATCAAGAATTAAGGCCTGCTCATTATACTAACGCGATTGATTTGATTCCTGGTCCTGTTGTTGGATTTGATCCAACGACAGATAGATCAACAAGTCAACCTGAAGGTTTGAATATTAGAAAATCAAACGATATTGTTACTCTTGATTATTCTGAGACCGAATACTTAGATCAGAACTTTGGGACTAGAGTAGAGAGTGTAACTCCTTTCATTCTAAACTTCTGGAGAGGATCAATTGCACTAACTCCTGCTTCTGATGTTTGGGTTGATACGGTAAGACTTGAAGCCAAGTTTATTAATGTTGAAGGAAACTATGCAAGAGTTCTGAGAGATGCTGTAGAAAATCTCAATGTTGATCCACAAACTGGTTTTGCTCCTACAGTTTGGAATTCTTGGGTAGACAATTGGACTGGTCAGGAAGAAGTTAGAAGAACTGCACAACGAACAACGACAAACTGGTTGGGGTGGGGAATTCGATGGGATACAATTCAGGATGAACTTCTTGACATCGTTGATACTGGAATTTCTAATAGAACTGGATCAAGAAGTCAATTTGTTGAACAGATTGATAATACTTCTGTTGGCGATAGAACTGTCAGTAAAGATGTTATTTCTTTCATGAGGTCGAGAAACATTGCCTTTAGGGGCAATGGACTTAAACCAAACACTAGAGTATATGCATTCTTTGATGGAGAACCGATAACCGACTATTGTGTACCAAAACTTCTTGAGATTACAATGGATTCTGGAGTATTCCAAGTCGGAGAAAATGTAACTGGTAGAGTTATTACCACAGGAGAAAGAACAGATACTGTAGATATTTCTCCAAGAGTTACATTTAGAGTTGCACAAACAAACCATAGAACTGGTTCTTATGATGCTCCAGTATTAACTTATCCTGAGAATCCATATACAAATTCAATTCTTGAATCTACATATTCTTCAACATCAACTATATTGAACGTTGATTGCAATTCTCTTTCAAATATTGCTGAAGGAACTTATACTGGATTTGTTCAACAAGGAATGGTACTTGTAGGAGAAACTAGTGGAGCAACAGCAACTATTAGTGCTGTTAGATTAGTCTCTGACATAACTGCAACTGTTGCAGGTAGTTTATTCATAGGCGATCCAAATCTACAAGTACATCCATTCTTTGAGACTGGAAATAAGTCGTTTACTCTTGTTAATGATGAAGATGGGGATCAAACGGAAGCAACCACTGCAGCAATTGAAAGTTTTGAAGCGGCTGGAACTCTACATACTGTACAAGAAAATATCATTTCTGTTAGAAATGGTAGAGTGGATACTGTTGAAGATTCACAAGCTAGAGACATTAGAAGAGTTGCTGATACCCAAGTTTTATCGTCTGAGGTTATCTCAACTAGAACGTGGGTCTTTCCACCACCACCGCCACCACCACCAAGGCGTCCACCGCCACCCCCACCAAGAAGGGGAGATCCCTTGGCACAATCTTTCTTTGTTGAAGAGTCTGAGGGTATCTTTGTAACCAAGTGTGGAATTTACTTTAATAGTGTTGATGCTGGAGAAGCACCAGTTGTTTTCCAATTAAGAACATTAGAGTTGGGACTTCCCACACAGAAAGTATTGCCATTCTCTGAAGTATTCTTATATCCAAGTCAAATTACAACTTCGGATAATGGATCTGCGATTACATTCTTTGAATTTGACGCACCTGTTTATCTACAAGGTGGAACAGAGTATGCAATGGTTATGCTTTCACATTCTCCAGACTATAGTGTCTTTATCTCCAGGGTTGGAGAAAATGATTTACAAACACAAACTTTTGTTTCCAATCAACCTACTTTGGGTTCTTTGTTTAAATCGCAAAATGCTTCTACATGGGAACCAAGTCAGTGGGAAGATCTTAAATTCCAACTTTTCAGAGCAGACTTCTTAGATACCGGAACTATTGATTTTTATAACCCTGAATTGACTTCAGGTAATAATCAAGTTGCAAAGTTGCTTCCAAATTCTATTGAAATGAATTCAAGAAAAGTAAGAATTAGTCTTGCTTCTACTATTGGCAATACTAGTTTGGAATTTGGTAATACTGTTATGCAGTATGGATCTGATGCAACTGGCAATTATGTTTCAAATGCAGGTATAGCAACAGGAGATCTTAATATCATTAATGCTGGTATTGGATATACTCCTACATCTGGTCAAGTCACTTTTGGTGGAGTTTCTTTAGAGACTGTAACTGGAAATGGATCTGGTGCTACTGCAGACATTACTATTGATAATGGTGTTGCAATTGCAGCAACTATTTCCGCAACAGGTAATGGATATGTTGCAGGTGATGTTTTATCAATTCCAAATATTGGAACTTTGGAATTGGGTAGAAATGCAAGATTCTCTATTATAGGTATTGCCAACACAAACCAACTGGTCCTTGATAATGTTCAAGGAGAATTCTTGACTGGTGTTGCGAATACTATGAAGTATATTTCTAGTGCAGGAATTACTACAGATCTTAATTGGGAAGTTGGTATTGGCACAACCGTAAGTCATAGTGTTTCTGTAGACTCAATTATTACGGTTTCGGATGGTTTGCATATTAAGGTTAATCACAAAAACCATGGTATGTACACGGAGAAAGATTTTGTAACTATCTCTGACGCTATTTCTGACATAAGACCAACCCAATTAAGTATAACTTATACTGCAGATTCTACTGGAGCAATTCAAGTTGGGGATGCGAGTGAATTCTCAACGTTTGAAGGTGTTGGAGTTGGTACTACTAATCCAGGATATGTTTTAATTGGTAATGAAATTATTGAATATACTTCAATCAATGGAAATGATATTGAAGGGAATATTGTAAGAGGTAATAATCCAATTACATATTCAGTTGGAACACCAGTTTATAAGTATGAATTGAATGGAGTTTCTCTTAAGAGAATTAATAAGACTCATAATATGGGTGATGCTACTACAACTAATCCAATTACATTTGATTCATATAATATTAAGTTGGACATGTCTTTGGATGGAGTTGATAGAACTGTTCCAGGTTATCCAAAACTCTACCAGAATACAACAAAAACTTGTGGTGGACACAATGCAAAGGCAACACAAAATATTCCATATGAAGTCATAACGCCTATTGTACAGAATCTAACTGTTCCCGGAACAACTGTAGGAGCAGAAATAAGAGGTATAACTGGTAAGAGTATGGATGGTAATGAAGTTCCATTCACTGACACTGGATTTATTCCTTTAAATCTGAATTCTCCAAATTATCTTGATTCGCCTAGAATTGTATGCTCAAAGATCAATGAGAGTGAAAAACTCTCTGGTGTCACTGGCAACAAGTCTCTTCAGATGAAGTTGACTTTGGGATCAACAAATCCACTTCTGTCTCCAGTAATTGACTTGCAAAGGGTTGCTACTATCCTAACTTCAAATAGAGTCAATAATATTATTACGGATTATACTACTGACTCTAGAGTTAGTAGTGTCACAAATGATCCTACTGCATTCCAATACATTTCTAAAGAGATTGGATTGGAAACTCCTGCAACATCACTCAAGATTCTCTTGAATGCTCATATCAATAATTATTGC